TCAATCAGATCAGGTCTGGGCGTATTCGATCAGCTCACTGACGAGAAACGGCACTGCCGCGCTCACCGTCGAGCCGATGATCTTGACGGCATAGGTGCTGACCGAGGTTACATTGAAGATTGAGGTTCGCCGCACCGTCCCATCCGCCAGCACCACATCCTCAACCACATCGGCTGCCTCCACCCCGTCCAGCGCCACACCGGTCATGAGCGTCACGGTACAGTCGTGGTTCACCTCTTCAAAATGCTGCAGATCCGTGACCACCTTGACGCTGGTTGTGGGCGAGCCGAGCGTGCGCTCATCCGACACCCAGGTAAAGGCCGTCTTGGGGCGGGTGGCGACCGTCTGTGAGCCAGCAAGCCCGAAGCCCGGCATCAGGTCCGTGGTGCCCGTGAGCGTCATCCGCAGCGGTAAAATGCCGGGAAGTCCTGACAGGTCCGGACCGCTGGTATCACCATCCAGCGCCACCCAGGCCCCGTTGACCTGCACTTCGATATCCGTGCGACAGGCAGGCGGTGTCACGCCCTCGTGCAGCACATCAAGATCGAGAATGCCGCCCGCCAGCTGTAGCGCTGTCAGCTCGACCGAGAGCCGCGTGCGCTCGAACCGCGCAAAGTAGAGCCGCATCTTCATGTCATCGACGAGATTGCCCGCAAAGAACGCGCCATCGGTTGAGACAAAGAACGTGCCTTGCACCACCCCGTTGTCGGTATTGGTCATGGCGACATAGTGATCACCGGTGGTGACCAGCACGATGGCATAGCGCCGTCCGGCCGTCAGGAAGGTTGGCGTGATCGGCAGTTTGCTCTCCACCAGCGACGGCAAACCGACTTCCGTGGAAATCGCCCCCACCTGAATATCTGCCACCGGCAGCGTCGTGCGCGAGATCACGCGCGACAGGTCCGGCATGCCAAACGCAGTCTCAGTCACCAGCAGTGTGACATCCCCCGCGGCGGCCTTTCGCGAGAAGTAAAGCCCAACCTGACTCAGCCAGCCATCCTGCGAGTTCAGGAAGGTCTGCGCCACTTGTTGGCCGTTGATCGTGGCCGTGGTTGTGACACGGTCCCAGTATTGCTCCTCATAGGTGTCGATCCAGAACCGCCGCACCCGGATCCAGTGAACATTGCCGTTGGGCACGCGCGCACCATTGGGCATGCGGTCCGGCAGGCCGTTGGTGACCTCCCAGGTCTCCCCATCCCGGCGGAAGATATTGCCTGCCAGATCATAGGTGCCTTGGCGCCACCAGCGGCTGTTGGTGCAGACCACCATGGAGTTGCCATAGCGGCGGCGCGTGCGCGCCCGGGTCAGCTGGCGGATGTCGGTGGTCTCAAAGGTGTACTGCGCCAGCCGCGTCTCCGAGGCGTATCCGGTCAGATCAAGCCGGATGCCATGGGCGTATTTGGGCAGAACAAACCCGCTGGTATTGGCGATGTAGACGTTGTTGGGGTTCAGCAGCGCCAGCTCTGACGTTTCCGACCCCGCGCGCGGAAACCGGATGCCTTCCTCGACCACCGCGTCAAAATCGGGGTGATCGACATTTGAGCCATCAGCCGTCAGGAAATGGTTGGTGCCGTAGTAGATATAGGCGCCCGGCGCATAGACCTCGGTGCGCAGCTCATCGAGCTGCTCCGTCAATTCTACAATCTCGGCCTTGGTGGCATAGCCTGCCAGCCGGTCCGCCAGCGCCGACAGATCCGTGCGCAGCGTATCGACCTGGCCGCTGATCTGGCCGCGCCAGCGCTCCAGCGCAATCGTGCGGTTGGCAACATTGCGCAGGTTCGGCAGCTGTGTCGCCTGCCACTGCTCAATGGCCACAACGCCGGTGGTGTCGAGCAGCACATAAGCAATGACCGTGACATTAGCATCCGTGGCCGGATAGCTCGGGTCCGGCCCTTCGGTGCCCGCCACGGTTGAGATTTCTGCGCGGCGCAAAGACTCCATCGCCACCGATTGCGGCTCGGTGGTGCCGGTCTGAGCGTCGATCAGAAAGTCGCGCGGCTGGATATCCGTCTCGACCTCCTGGCCAAAGCTGACGATTGCCACGCGCTTGCGGGTCACAAGTGGGAGCACGTTGAAGAGATCAACGATGATGTCCTCGCCGCGTGCATAGACCGCACCCCCTGCATAGAGCCTGCCCGCAGACAGTGTGATCTCGGTGGCGGCGGTCTTGGTGGCGGAAAAGCCGGAATAGGCCTTGCCGCTTTCAACCGCGTCTCGAACGATGTGATCCATCGAGGTGCGGGCAAAGTCCTGCATGTTGTTGAGATCGGCGGATTGCAGCTCCTGCCGATCGCGGTAGATGACGTTGCGTTCCATGTCTCAAACCTCTGTCAAAGTGCCGAGCGTGATATCGCCCACTGTGCGGCGGTCGCCCGGTCGCGGCACGCGCCAGGTCTTGGTGTTGATCAGGACCTTGTCCCGCAGTGATTTGGCGACCATCACCGCCTCGCGCGCATCTGCGACAGGCTTGGTGCTGGCAGCCACGATATAGCCATTGACGAAACGGCCCGCCGTCCGCGGATACCGCCGCCCCGTGATGCGGGTCAGCACCTCGGCGTGGTATGGCGGCATCCCAAGTCGGGTGTAGCCCAAATGGGTGGATCGTTTGCGCTCGTCGAGCACGCGGGCCGGGTCGTGGATGTGCCAGCGATCATAGAGATACTGCCAGGATATCGTCTCGGGCAGAAAGGTCCCGGAAACATGCTGGCACGGCACGCCGGGAAAGATCGCTCCAAACTGGCGCGGGTGCTGCTGCGCCACCTGCTGCGGGCGCACATCGATCAGCTCGCCTTTCGGCAGTACAGTTGTGTATTGCTCGCGGCCCAGCCGGTAGCTGTACGACACGCCACGCGGAATGCGGACAATGCGTTGGCGCACCCCCATATCGTCGATCAGAAACGCGCGGGCCTTGGGCGCGGCATCAAGATGGATGGCTGCCGTGGGCTTGGGGGCCAGGACCACCTCGTCATAGGCAATCGCGTTGAACTCCCCAACGCGTTCTGGCGTCACCGTGCGGAGCGTCAGGGTTGTCTCGCGGCCGCGATCGTGCAGCTTTGCGGTGCGCACATAGCGCGTGCCCTGCACCGAGACCGGGTTGTTGGGCCCGGCAAAGGCGGTGCCCGGGCCGTCTGGTGCCGACAGAAACCGGGTGTTCCGACCAGAAACACCCCGGGCAATGAAGGGATAGACCCGGAGTTGTGCGAAGCGGTCGAGATAAGCGCTGCGTTCCGTCTCCGTCAGCGCCTTCGACAGATAGGTTTTGGCGGGCGGCACGATGAACCGCAGCGCCTCGGCCCCCATGACGGCCAGCGCTTCCGCGATGGCAGTCTGGGTCCCCTTGATGGCGTGAAACGGCAGTGACCGCGCGGTGCGGGCTCGTTTTGTCTCCTCCGGCCAGTCCTTGTCCCACAGATCGACCGACAGGCCCCAGGCGAGCCAAGGCAGGTGGCTGCTCGGGATCTGATGCGGTTGTACTAGCTGGCGCAACCCGATCGGCAGATCGGCAATGCGTGCGCCAGTGAGATCGGCCGCCTCCTCAAAGGCCGTCCGGTTATCCGGAAGCAGGGTCTCTCGTGCCATCGGCGGGGTTCCTATTCATCGCGGAGCGTGGCGACCGTCACGGTGATGGCGTCGATCGCGTAAACCTCGGTCGGCCCGAGGACGAGGTCCTGTGCCGGTGAGGCGAGATCCACCGAATGCACGCCTTCAACATGCAACTTCGAGAAGATTGCCGAGCGGCGCAGGTTCATGCCCAGCATCCGGTTGGTTTCCACCCAGTCAGATAAGGCTGACAGGGCGCGGTCGCGCACGACATTGCCGTCTGGCCCGGGATAGAGGGTAAGTTTGGCCGTGATGTCGGCGCGATGCACCCGTGGCCCCAAGACTTCGACCATATCCGTCAGCGGCCGCACGTCATTGTCGATGAGCGACAGGCGGATTGTCTCGCGTTCCGCAAGGCTGGGAACAGGATCGGGCCCCGCCCGCAGGATCGTGACGCGCACCCGACCGGGCGTCGTCATGATCGCGGTGGCGTCCCTGGCCCAAGCGGCCGCGTTCAATGCGTGGTAGACATAAGCGCCCTCCGGCCCTGCCACAGAAAAGGCCTCCGGGGCCAGCTGCACGCGGCGGCGCAGGCGATCATCGTCCTCGGCCACCAGCGCGCCGGTAGCATCCTCGACCTGCATCCGCTGCGTGGCGAACAATGCGGCCAGATGATCGAGGTTGCTGCCATAGGATGAGGCCAGCAAAACCGAACGGGCCGCATCATTAATCCGCGCGCGCAGGAGCATTTCACGATAGGCGAAGGCCTCGATCAGCTTGCGCGCGGGTTCGCTTTCGAGATCAATGACGCCTGCGATTGACGGAAACCGCCCGACCAGATCATCGCGCATCTCGGTGACGAGCGCCTCGTAGTCGAGGGTCTCGATCACGTCCGGCGGCGTCAGACCGGAGAGGTTGATGGCGGTAAAACGGCTCATGGTTGGGCCTCGCGTTCCTCGATCAGCACCCCATCCGGGTTGGCATAGGCATTGATGCGGCGCGCGCCTTCAACCGTGAAGTCGCCATAGGTGGCACGCGGCCGGTACTCGCCCTCGAGGAAGAAATGCAGCCGACCGTCGCGGGTCACTTCAACGATCTGAATACGGGTCACACGGTAGCGCGGCTCGAACTGTTCGATCGCAGAGGTCACCGCCGCAAACCACGGCGTCACCTCATTGGGCGTGATGGTGCGCCCCAGCAGGTTGGGCACGAACGATCCATACCATTCGCGCATGATCCGGGCGCCAAACCGCGTGGTGAAGATATCCTGCAGGCTCTGGGCCACATGCGGCCAGCCCTCAATCACACCGCCCGTTACGGCGTTCAGGCCGACGGACGGGTTTATGCTGCGCGTGGCCATCGGTCAGCCCTCCTTGGCCCTTATTCGTCACCAGCGCCTTCGCCAACGTCCTCATCCGTAGCTGGCTTGGGGTCGCTCTTGGCAACTTTCCTCGCCTTGCTCGCGGGCGCAGTCTTGCCGCCCTCGGACTCGGAGCCGGGCACATCGAGCCGACGCAGCGTGCCGAGGCGCAGCTCATGCTCCGCCTGTTTGTCGGTCAGCGTCAGCACAGTGCCCACGCCAGTGTTGGTCTGCCCCGCAACGAAGCGGCCTGCTTTCTCTGTAATCGCGTATCGGTTCATGTCGTGTTCCCTTGTCTTGCGGTAATCAATCGATGGTGAACCACGGTCGCCCAGTCGTCGCGTGACCGCACGCAGCCACATCGCCTTCACGGCAGACGGCGATGCCGTCAATGGTGAACCAGTCGGAGCCAGTGACCATGGGCGGTGGAGGTGAATGAGGCGCAGGACCATGGGACTGAACCAGATCACCAATCCCGACGATCACTTGGCCCTCGACCGTCCATGGGGCAAACTGGCTTCCCATCTGCGCACCACCTGCGGTGTCGAGCATGACAACAGCTATGCCGCGGCTCATCCCTTGATGCCCGTGAACTTCGGCGTGATGACCTTGATTTCTTCGCTGGTGATTTCCAGCGTCGAGCCACCCACCACGATCCGCACCAGATTATCCGCGAGCGTCATCCGGACATTGCCATAAGTGATGACATTCTCATCCCCTGCGGTTGAAGGGCTCGGATTGCCCGCATGATGGGTCAGCGGCACCGCCACCGCCTGTTGGAAATCCCCCGTCGGCGACATCACCGTGAATTGCTGCCCGACCGTGGGCGGCGTGTGCACGCGCAACGCACCCGAGAACTGAGCATAGGGCAGCCAAGGCGACAGGAACCGGCCCTGTCCGCCATGTGTTGGCCCAAAATCCAACCGCATGCGCTGGCGTCCGGGGTCGACCTCCGCCACGGTGCCATGCCGCATGACGCCTGCGACACGGCGCTCCAGATCGGTCACGCGCGCGACAAGCTCGATGATTTCGCGGATCGCCATGGCTATGATCCTTGCGGCTCAAAGACGACAGTCTGGTCAAAATCCAGAAACGTGATGTCCGCGAGCGGTTGCGGGTCCGCATCGAGGTCCTCAACCGGCCCGATGCCGATCTGGTTTACCACCTCCAGCGGGACACCAAGGGTTTCGGCCGCCCGGCGCCAATCGGCAAGTGGTGTGCCATCCATCTCCGCGCGCAGCAGGCTTGCGATGTTGACCAGTATTGGATCGGCCTCCATCAGAACGAGCACGTCGCCCCAGGCGCTGTTTGACGCGATCGAGCCACCGGCCAACGGCGTGTCCACCAGATCGCAGGTCAACACCAGCTGACGCGCGGCGAAGCGCACCCCGTTCTCGGACGAGGCCCCCCGCCGTGACAGGCGTCGTGTGATACGTGGCACCAGTTTCATCCAGGTGCGCGACCAGGCGGTGTCATCGCGGGTCAGTGCTCGCGTCACCTGGTGCTCCATGATGTCCAGCGTCAGCTCCATCCCCTCATCTGTATGCGGAATGGCAATACTGATCTGACCGCCATCCCCATCAGACGCGGGTACTTCGACGCGGGACGCGATGGCAATCTCGATCACGAGATCACACCGATGGGCACCACTGTTGAGGTCCCGGCCGGTAACGTCCAGCCCGTGTTCATCCGTGGTCAGCACCAGAAGCGGCTGACGGGTTTCGGCGATGGTCTGATCAATCGGGTCGACGGCGCTGTCGAAGACCCGCGCGCCCGCCAAGGTGCGATCCCGCAGCGCACGGGCGGCCGCGAGGCGCATGGCAAGGCGGGTCAGGCTCATGACGGCAGGTCCTCCCAAACGAGAATAAGGTTCAGGTCGCCCATGTCCGTGTGCTGGACCGAGGAGACCGCATAGGTCGGGCTGGCAGCCCGGCTGGTGAGTCTGATTGTATCGCCCTTGGCCGGAAGCGCGGTCAGCGCATCGACCTCGGCCTTGGCGATCCAGAACTCGGCGCTGGCCGATGCCACACGCGTCGTCCCCGAGAAGTCCGAGCCCCGGGCGATCCCCTTCAGCCCGTCATCTGCAGGGCCAGCGGAAAACACCCCGTAGATGAGGTGTTGCGGCCGGTCAGGATCGGCCGCGCGCTCAGCGTATTGGGCCGAAACGCGCGGCCGGTGGATTGCCGTCTCCGCGAAGGCACCCTTGATCGCGCCCGACAGAGCGGCGTCGAGATCGTCAAACATAGAAGCCACGGCTCAGGTCCTTTCAGCGGGCGGCCTCACGCACAATCACGTCCGCTTGCCCGGGATCAGCACGCGCGGGCGGGTGCAGTATTGCAGGGCGTTCATCTGGAACTCGAGGTTCACACCCTTGCCGTTCTGCATTTCCCACTGCTTGCCATAGAG